AATGGTTCCTTGGATGAGTGGCTTAGTCAGCGGTCTGCAAAACCGTGTACGGCGGTTCGAATCCGCCAGGAACCTCAACTATCACTTTAAAGCCCTTGAAAGTCAAGTACTTTCGAGGGCTTATTTTTTATGGGTTCCAATTGGGGTTCCAATTTTGGAGTACTGAGTGACACATCGTGACGTATCTATCGGGCATGAGAATATACTTATAACATGCCTCTGATACTATCCTAAGTTGTTTAAGGTGTTTTGCGAAACAAGAAAGTTTATTGGTTCGAGTTCTCTTCTTGCGCCATAGTTGGAACTCTTGCGAAAGTTGATACCAAATCGGGTTCCAATATATAGTATTATGTTATAATAATATTTGGCTCCATCGCATTATGATGTCTTTTGAGGTTAACTTAGAATCTAATAAATGCCACCCTTCTTTTAGTATTATTTGAGATTCTAAAAAAGTATGGTGTATATTGGTTCTAAAACTATGATAAATTATATATAGACTCTCTTGCTATTATTTTCTTGTAGAAAATATTGGAAAAACAAATTGTTAAATGATAATATTTGATAACTTTGCTGTTATTCAATAGATATGTGTTACATATTTAATATATGTGATAAGCGTTATTGATATTTTGCGGTTGATTCTTTCGATATGGGTCACCCATTTTTTGATGTAAAAATTAGAATAATTTATTAATAAATGAAATAGTATATACAATGGCAAATCTACGAACAACATCAGCACGAGCTACTAGAGTAGATGCTGAAGCAGCACGTATAGAAAAAGAAAAGCGAGATAATAGCCCAAGATTGACGATTCTGAAAATAGCTTTATTGCATAAAGAGGAAGAAAATTTTTCATTTAAGCAAGCTGTTTGTGAGAAATATAATATAGAACTTACAGTTGATGATGATATTGTTTTTGAAAATTATGCTAGGAATTTCTATCGTACTCTTGATCAGGATGAATTTGTTGTTCCTCATTTAGGAAAGAAAAAAGGAATATCGGTTAAAAAATCTAGAGCAGGATTAGTTAAACATAACGAGCATATTGTATTATCTCCTGAAGAAGTCGCTACAAAATTAATATTTCATTCTATTGAAAATATTCTTGAGGGTGTAATAATAGGAGGAGTTTATGGTCGTCCCAGAAATGCTCGGCAACTTCGGAATAAGAATAACCGCAAAGCTGTTAATAAGGATGATGTTATAACGGATGATTATTATGCAATGATTTATTTGCCTATGGATAACAATGTTGGGTATATGCTATTACAATACTATCCTGATATAACGATAAAAAATGAAATTACAGAGTTTATAAGAAAAACTTTACGTAATAAGAGAGCTAAATATAATATTGAATTTTCATATTATTGTACTCAAGAAATGAGTGAGCAGTTTTCTTCAAATAGCATATTGGATCATTTTACCTTTGCTACTCCTTTTGTAAATGGGGATACTATAAATGGTGCTAATGAATTGGGAGAGCAACAGGTTAATGATGTAGTACTTAAAGTGGAAGTGTCATCTCCATCCAATCAACCTGTTTCCTTTATGCAAATACCTCAATTTCTCCAAAAAATATTAAATATAAAACTGAATAATAAAGCTGCTAGAGATTATCAATACCGCACTGGTACTATTAAAAATGTTGAAACAGGTAATACTAGCACTTTTGAAATAGATAGTGATTTGAAAATACGTCCAATCATGTATCTTTATAAAGAAATAGATGTAGATGAAGATGGGATTCCTGACTTTGTTCAGTTGAAAGAGTGTTGTTTTAATAAATTAGAAATTATAAAATCGGAAACATTACCTGGATATAGAATTCATGAAATGGATGAATAGATTATGCGGTTGGTTTATAGAACAACTTCCAATTAAATATACATTGGGAATCATACAAGACGCACATGGGTGGCAAAAGAAGAGTCTTCTCCATGAACTTGAAGATGATAAAAGCAAGAAGAAGAATTATTTTCGGACGCTGAAGTTTATCATTTTAATAATATCTATAATTGTTACAATGATGGTCGAGAATGGTATAAATAGGGACTTTGCTGGTTATATCATTGCTGCATTGTCTATTTTTATTGGACTAAATATAAATCTAATTATAATGATATTTGATAAATTTAATTCTACAAATTTTGATGTCTCCAATAAGCCTTATATTGATAAAGTAAGATTGTTAAAACGAAGAAACTTTTTCATGCAATACACTTCATTAACAGCTTATTCAATTATTTTATCCATTGTGCTAATTTTATTTTTATCATTATGTTTTAGTTCGGACTATTCAATGTCTATATCAGCAATTGATATCTTTACAATATGTAAAGATATGGTTATATCTGATCTTTCTCTAATATGGTCTTGGGAAGCTTTTGAGGAAGTTTTAAAGCTTTTATTTATACTGATATTTAGATGCTTAACGTATTATTTCTTATTCTATTATCTTCTAATTTTATTATATTCTATCGGAAGTGCATACGCATATATAAGTCAAGAGTTTAAGAATAGAAAAATAGAGATATACAAAGAACAAAAATTTTAAAAATGTATGTGATTAATTTGGAAGTTATAGTTTTTCTGTAAACAATCAAGAGCATGATTATACCTTATAAGAATCGTACGATTTTTGCATTCTCTGATACTCATGGACTGCATTCGCGTCTAACAATCCCGTCAGAAGCTGACATTCTAATTTGTGCCGGAGATGGAATAAATGGTATTGAGAAACAAGAGCTATCCGACTTCTTTAATTGGTATGCTGCTCAACCTGCCTTACTACGCATATTTGTAGCTGGCAACCATGAACTTCTGTTTGACTTATGTCCGGATGAAGCGAGATTGCTAATTCCACGAGGCATTAGATTGTTGGAGAACTCTGGAATGAAATATGATGATATTGCATTCTATTCTCTTGCCGCTCGTCCATGGTTACATCAAGCAATCGAAATTCCAGATGAAATAGATTTTTTAATAACTCATGGACCAGCTAAGGGAGTACTTGATGAAGGATCCGGATGCACCCTGCTGCAAAAGGTAATTAGCAAGCATAAACCGCATAACCATTTATTCGGACACATACATCAATGTGGAGACCAGATGCAAAGCTGTTCTAAGACTAATTTCTATAATGTTTCTTACTTTGACCTGTTGCAAGGATAATATCAAACTGAGGTCATTTGGTAAATTACGACTGTATCAAATCTGTCTTATATAATAATGTGTAGGAGCATTACTAAGCTGCTGTCTTAGCAATGCTCCTACTTTCATATCAGTATTGAGGCTCTCCAATGGAAACCACTACTAGTAAAAACTTCCCCTCTAGACCTTATTATATATACCTCCTGCTTCCTCTTAAAAACGCTCCGAATATCCAATTTGGAATCTCCGTTGGTCTCCCACTGCTATATTCTTCTCAAAACCCATTTTCGACAATGTATCTCCTCATGCGTTTCAAGTCCTTTTCGGTCACTAACTGTAAGTTTGACCATTAGCGCACGGTTCGCACGGTTGCACTCTTATTGTATATTCGCTTTTCTAACGGTACTTAGAAATTAATTTCATCGTGCGAAAGTATGCAAAATATGCATTGTTTTTAGATTAATCTGCTCTAAATTCATTGAACCTCCCTGATTTCATCTGATTCTATCTATATTTTGGTGTGTAAAACAATTGCTTATTTGGCTGAAAAATGTCTTTAGTCCTTGTTTTAAGAGCTATTTATGTTAATGTATATTAATGTATTGTTTTCTTTTTTTTTGTTGATATAAACGAAAAAAGAAGTGAACTGATGTTTTTTTCAAAGTTAATCATAGATGATTTAGAAGTAAAGTATATCATTTTTAGAAGTGAATTACAAATCGTGTTTGATTGTAATTCGTTGATAGTTAGATAGTTGCTATTTTGTATTTAAAATTATTCATCTACCTTTGTACCGAAGTTAATCGCTAACCACCCAATGAAAGATGCAAGAGAGGGTGGAAAAGAGGAGGGGTTGATAATAGAGTTCTTTGCATGTTGGACAATAGAGACGAGTTAAAATAGTATTAATTAAATATATGTTAATAATATGAATGAAAAAATTCAATTAATAGAAAATGACGAGTTGCAAAAGCAGCTTGAACCATTGTTTGAGTTGAGGGATGAGATTACTGCCTTGAAAGAGGACATTAATAAGAAGCCTTCAGCTAAGTACCTAACAATCCCACAAGTGTGCGAGTTACTTCATGTCAGTAGGAGTACCATTTATAGAATGGTGCGAAATGGTGACTTGAAAATGAAGAAAGCATACAAACGGGTATTGTTCTCTGAAAAAGATATTGAGAAATTTTTAATAACAATAAATCAATGAAAAGTATGGAAAATAAACCATTTCCCTACAAGGAAGTATTTCCTAAAGCTTTAGCTGCTCTGATTGAGCAGCTTGAAAGTTTCTACGGTTTCGCTGCCTCTTACAGTTCTGTCAGTTTTCTTGTAGCCTTTGGTGCTGTCGTGGGTAATACGATACTCGTGCGGTACTACAACAATTTTATAGAGAGCTGCGCCCTCTTCGTTGTGCTGATTGGAAAGCCATCCAAAGGAAAATCTGCCCCCATTAAATACGCATTAAAATTTTTATTGGAGTGCGATCTTGGGAAATATTCTACTTATAAGAATGAAGTGAAGGCTTACAAGGAAAATGAAGTGAGGCGAAAGAATGGTGAGGAGGTTGAACCTATGGAGTATCCGACCCTCAAGCAAAGAGTTCTTAACGATGCTACAATGGAGGCTATTTTGGCGTGCTTGTACGAGAATCCTCGTGGAATCCTGCTTTATCATGACGAATTGAAAGGACTATTCGGTACGATGAATAGATATAGGGCTGGAAGCGATACAGAGATACTTTTAAGTATGTGGAGTCATATGCCCATTAATGTGAATCGGAAAGGTTCCGACCCAATCAAAATCAATAATCCTTTTTGTTCAATAATCGGGGGGACACAACCGGATGTATTCAAACAAATGTTTACAGGAACCGATAACGGGCTACCTGATAGGTTCTTGTTCTGTGCTCAACTGGATAATAATATTCCAGAGTGGACAGACAAAGAAGTTGATTCAGTGTTAGAAGAAGCGGTGAAGTCAGCTTTTGAAAAATTAGATGCACTGCCAGAAATTAAGGGAGAAGATGATAACATCGTATCTAATATATTAGATTTTACCACCGAAGCACGGGCTCTGATTACCGAGTGGCGAAACGGGGAAAATCATCGCCTCCGTTTGATGGACGATACAAATGAATCCTATGTGGGATCACATGCGAAAATGGATATGAATGCTTTGCGATTTGCGTTGATTCTTGAAATGATGTACTACGCTTTTGGTGAAGGAGAGGGTAGGGCAATCAGTGTGAGGGCTGTCGAAGGTGCGATTAAAATCGTTGATTATTTTAAAAGTCAAGTTGAATTAATGCACGAACTAGTCTATAAAGAGGATGTACGGCACTTGATGACAAAAGAACAAAGTGCGGTATATGATGCTCTTCCTAATGGAACATTCAAAACAAGTGATGGCATCAAGATAGCTGCAAGTTTAGGCATGGGAGAATGGGTGCTCAAACGCTTCTTGAAAAATGACAAGTTCTTCAAGAAAGAGGGATATGGGATGAACAGGAAAATGTTTGTCGAAGATTAATAACCTGTGTATGCCTGTACAATAAACTTTGCGCAGGCATACAAAAAAAATAGAAAGTACAATGACAAATGAAATATTTAGGTGTTCACTGGAACCCAGTGGTGATGGACGTGAGTATAGTGTCTGTCCTAAATGTGGCAAAAAGCGATATACTCGTTTCGTTGACAATCAGACTGGACAGTATTTGCCTTATGAGTTTGGTCGTTGCGAGAGAATTAACAGCTGTGGCTATATGGAGAGCCCTAAGAATAATATTAACCAAATAAACAACAACAAGATGACGAAAGAAATCGAACAAAAGGAAGTAGTTTCAGAAATTGCTTCTGAACGTATTGAAAGCAAGTCTTCTATGCTTTCAAGTGTAAATGACTTTATGAATGGTGCATTGCTTTTCTTCCTTTACCTTATTTTTGGAGAAAAAGCGGTGGAAGTGTTTAACCTGTACGAAGTAATGGTTGCAAAACATTATTATAAAGATGGTAAGTTTGGCACTGCATTTTTACAAATGGATAGAGAAGGTAAGATTCGTCAGGTTAAAGTTATGGCATACAATCCCAAAACAGGCAAACGGCTGAAAGAAAATGATGAATTTCTGATTTATAACAGAAGAACCCATCATTACGAGAAGAATAAGCCAGAGACTCCGGCATCCATGTATATAGGTAAAATGCTTATGTATGATAAGGAGTTTATCAATAAACAATGTCTATTTGGCGTACATCTTTTAAACAAGTTTCCAGATAAGCCTGTGGCACTTGTTGAATCGGAGAAAACTGCATTGATTTGCGCAATACAAATGCCTGAATACGTTTGGTTGGCTACAGGTGGGCAATTTGGCTGTAAATGGACAAGCCCTGAAGTCTATAATGATCTCCGTGGTCGTGAAGTAATCTTATTTCCAGACCTGAAAGCAACGGAGGATTGGAAAATAAGGGCTGAAGATTTGGCTATGGATGGTATAAATATATCTGTTTATGAAGGGTTGGAGGAACAAGCCACGGCAGAGGAACGGGATAGAGGTTTGGATATTGCAGATTATATCTTAATGGCTGAAAAGGAGGTAAAACCGGAAGCATTTGATATTAAAATAGAAAATCCTACTCCAGCTGTAAAAAAAGCGGAAATACCGGGTCTCGCCAATCTTTTTAAGGGATCAAATCAGCCTAAAAAACAAGAGCCTTTAGATGTGGATTCTGAATTTGCTAAACAGATACAATCTATATTGCCTACACAAGAAGAGGTAGAGGGGTTGAAAAATCCACAAAAAATAAAACCAAATTCACAAGAGGAACTAACAATTTCATGGAAAGAAGAAGATGATGATGTGACAGCCGACATTCGATAAGATATGCAGCAGAAACGGGCAATGCTCCATTAGAAGAAGGGGTGTTGTCTGTTCTGTGTATATGCTTCTACTTTAATTGCTCAAGCTATCAGTAAGAACCTATAAATAGACTTGCAATATGTGGTATCTGACAAGTCGTCATATTGTCGAAATTTGATTATTGACAAATCATTCTAAAGATGCAGTTTAAATTCATGATAAGCGGAACGATTCTTGAATAAAAGGTCTTGAAAATTAAAAATCAACACAAGTAGTTATGGCTATAAAAGAAATTTTTTATGGAAAAGATGCAATTCGTTTCTCAGTGAAGAACGGAACGCAAGACATGTCATTAATCAGAGTCAGAGTTAATATCAATGGCGACCGCCTAACCTATTACTTGCCAATAGATTGTAAGATTTGCCCCAAACATTGGGATACTGCTTCGGGGGGTGCTGTTGAGGATGCAAAGCGTAATCCCGATTTGAAGGGTAATCCACTATTACAGTTGAAGATGCGCAACATCAATAAGGAGATTGAGAAAACCAGGAATGCTTTAATGAAAGTATTGGAGAACTTTAAATTCCGTGACATTTACGCAACAGTGGACTTAGTTAGGGAAGAATTGAAAAAGGAATTACAGCAAGAAACCAAAGTTAAGCGTACTTTCTCTGACTTCCCTAGTTTCATGGAATATTATATTTCACTCTGTAGAGATGGAGTAATCCTGAACAGTAAGGGAGCGAAGCTGGTACCGGGTACAATCCGAAACTATATCTCGACTCAAAGTGCTATCAAACGATATTGTACTAGCAGACGCATTAAGTTGAGATTGGACGGGATTACGGTAGATTTCTACAACGATTTTATCAAGTATCTTAATGAAGCTACCCATGCCCGTGGCAAGTATAAGCCCAATGTAATAGGTAAGTTTATCAAGAATATCAAGGTAATGACTCGCTACGCTTATGAAAACCATTACACCACCAATGATGATTTTAAGCGTAAGGAGTTCAAGGCATATAAGGAGAATGTAGAGACAATTTACTTGACCGAAGAAGAATTGAACCGACTCTATGCGTTGGTACTACCGGATAATCAGGCGCAAGTCAGGGATAATTTTTTGATTTCCTGTTACACCGGATTGCGCTATTCCGATATAGTTCGGTTAGAGCAGAAGCATTTGAACTTTGCTCAAAAGATGCTAACGATTGTCACCCAAAAGACCAATACTTTGGTGGTGATTCCCATGCATCCGAAAGTAGAAGCAATTTTTGCTAAGTACGGGAATAAACCTCCTAAGGTACAATGTAATCAAAGTACAAATAGGATGCTTAAAAAATTATGTCGTATGGCTGAAATTACTAACTTTGTATCTATAATTGAGACAACGGGTGGAGTACGGCAGGAAGTGACTTATGAGAAATGCGATATGGTAACAAGTCATACAGCCAGAAGAAGTTTTGCAACCAATGCTTATAGAGCAGGGATTCCTAGTTTATCCATAATGCAGATTACCGGACATACAACCGAATCCAGCTTCATGCGGTATATTAGAGTTTCAAAGGAAGAGAACGCAATCGCTCTTCAAGAACACGCATTCTTTAGAGCCATGTAAGAGAGTGTATAATATGCACAGTTTCGCACGGTTTGGAATGTTGTAAGAACTTGTTGGAAAAGAACTTGTGACAAAACCGTGCGATTGTGCGGACTGTGTGGACAATTAAAAGAGATAGACAAAATATTATTCATTTAAATCTTAAACCAATGAGTAAAGATATTTATAATATCGAAGATAGAATTGCTATAGAAGAATTTATTTTTGTGGCAGAAACATCATCTATAATAATTAGTGAAATAGTACCAAAGAGATTCTCGTTGATTTTTGAAGAACTATTGACCTTAATAAATGATAGGTGGCAAGACCGAATTATTGAGTATTATCATTATAATAATAGAATTTTATATCTTGATAATGATAAAATAATAAATCGTCAAATAAAGATTAATCAGAATATATTTGACGATTTGTTAATTCAACGTTTCGAACTTGACGGGATTGAATATAAAGAAAGTGACGTATTTGAAGGTGATGAACTACAAGATGCTTTGTTTAGTGCCAAACATAAAGATTATATTGTGAATAAATATGGTCCCGAAAATATTGAGTATTCTATATTATATAAAGGAACTCTTTTAGCTCGTCATTTCATGGAGAAGGAAGTTGTAAAAGAACTACAATTGTCAGCAGAAAAATGTATTAGCAAATTGACACCTACTTGTGTAATGGAGTATGATGCTAGGCTTACAAATGTTATCTCGCAACTAGCATCTCTTCATGACATAATAATCAAACCGAATAATGGAATCCCGTCTGAAATAAAGTTCTGGCGAGAGCTTATCACGGAAGAGTCTGTGAAATTATTAAAGAAACTACAGACAGAAAGTGCAAAAGTGCATACCCAAAGAATTAGAGTTTTAATGCTGAATTCCTTAATTGAAGCTGCTGGTATTACTCCTGAAACACAGGGGAACAAAGAAAGATTTATCGCTGAAATTCTTGATATGGATATAGACACAGTGGGAACTTATTTTAATGATTTTGTAGTGAAAAATTTTGGACTAAAAAGTGCGAATTGTAAGAAACAGGTTGAAAAAGCTCAAATTACTTGCGATTTATTAAAAAGTAATAATAGCTATGCAACCAAAGGTGATCATATAGTAAATGCGCTTGTTAATCATCTGAGTTTGGCTGGTACACCCGACTATAGAGATAAAAAATGATGCACAATCCGCACGATTGCACGGTCGTGTTACCAGCCCTTGCCTAATAAGACTTAGAGAACACAGAGACCGTGCATCATTGTGCGGATTGTGCACGCTTGCTATTATACCTGCTGATAAGTAGCAACTATCATAACTAATAACTTATTCACTATGCCAACAAAGAACACCATAAGAAGAGACTATCTGATTATTCGTAGGATTCTCCAAAACGACTATCCTAGCAAGCGTACTTTGCTTGATTATCTGAAACGCTATGATACCGAGATAGGCGAAAGAACTTTCCAAAGAGACTTAGCCGATATACGGAGTAATTTCGATATTGAGATTATATACGATGAACAGAAAAATGGCTATTTTGCTCAAACAGACAATACGCTGGATTTCGACAAGTTGCTTTATTTTATCGGATTGGCTGAAAGTTCTGATATTGTCCTTTCCACTATCAAAGACAAAAACAAAATTCTTCAATATTTGTCGATTAGCCCCAATCCCCGTGCAAAAGGAATTGAAAACATAGGTTGCTTATTACAAGTAATCCAAAACCAAATGATTGTCCGCTTTGAACATAGAAATTATCAGAATGGCACATCAAAAGATTATACCGTTTCTCCTTATCTACTGAAAGAGTTTGAGGGAATGTGGTACCTGTTTGCCTTTGTCGATGAATTGAAAGCATTCCGCACTTTCGGACTAGATAGGATTCACAATCTTATTGTCACAGATGAACCATTCCAAAGAGAAAAAGTACTGGAACAAGTTGCAGAAAAGTTCAATCAAGTATATGGGTTGGTATATGAGCCGGACAACAACTCTAATACCCCAATAGAAGAAGTCAAGCTAAAAGTTTCCGAAACGATGCTCCATTATCTGAATGCTTTGCCATTGCACCACTCACAGACTATTAACGAGAACATCTTAACTTTGTGCCTCATTATCAATCCCGAATTAGAAAATAAGATTATCAGTTACGGAGAACATATAGAAGTCTTGTCTCCCATTCATCTAAGAGAGAGAATTAAGCAACGATTGTTAAAGGCATTGTCCCAATACGAAAGATTATGAAAAATATCCAACTAATACAGCGTTTTATAATTCACACCTGTACTGAATCAGAAGATATTATAGAAAGTTGATAAATTAAAAGGATAAGAAGATAACCATTACAGCAATGTAGTGGTTATTTTTTTTGTTTAAATCGTAAAATATGAGAAAAAAAATTAGAGCACCGTCTTAAACTGTCGTATCCATAACCTTAGCTTTGCAGCGAAACAGGTTATTCAAGGTCAGAATTAATAGGAGGAAAGAAATCAGCAGGTGAACACTCAAAATCCTTTGCTATAAGGTACAGTTGATGTACACTATACTTAGTATCAGAGTTCTCGCTTTCAACTTGTCCGATAAAGCCAGCAGTACAGTCAAGTATCGCAGCCATACCACGCTGTGACACATTTAGCTCTTTCCGCTTTTCTTTAATCCTATTAATAACGAACAAATCAATATCTGACTTCATAAAACCTTGTTTTTGAATTTGTAAAGATGAAAAAAAGATTTATCTTTGCGCTTAGTAATGCTAAGTAGTTAAGTAAGGTTATGAACAAAAAAACAGATAGAAAAGGTTGGTTCTATGAATATGAATCGGCAGAGAAATATCGAAAAAACTATAATTGCGAACTTACAGATGTTCGCTACGTGTTAGGGGAGCAATTCGATACAGATAAACAGAATGTATTGGTTTGCATTGGTATCAATCCTAGCATGGCACTGCCTAACTTCCTTGACCCGACATTGAGAAGGGTGCAGGACTATGCAAAAAGAAGCGGTGAATATGGAGCATGGTATATGCTGAATGTTTACCCTCAAAGAGCGACCAATCCGAACAACATGGATATAGATGATACTTACAGTATGGAGATTCATTTGCGCAATCTTGCAGCCATAGAAGAATTGTTGTCCACTATTGAACGGGCAGATGTGTGGTGCGCTTGGGGGGCGATTATTGACGATACGAAACGGACATACTTGTCTGATTTGCTATTCGGAAACGAAGATAAGAACATACAAGGTATAATCAGCCTATTTAGTGGAAATTATCATTTTAAAGCCTACGGAGCTACCACGAAAGGCTATCCTAAACACCCTCTTCTGATAGGGAAGGAAGCTAAGTTGAAAAGCTTAGATGATATAGGATTGAAAGAATTATCAGATAGAATTACTAATAATATTAAAAAATAGCATTATGAAATTGAAGTATTTATTGGCTGCTTGTACAGCCTTTTTTCTTGTATCTTGCAGCAATGATGATGAACTGCCCCAACCGCCACAACACGGTGATATTGTGTGACTTTCAGACAAAGATGCAAAGTATATCTATACAAGTGGAACTAATACCCGTTCTTCTTCTACCCAATATCGGCAGATTAAGAAAGACGGTAGAGACATGGAATTATCGTGGATTGACAATAAGGGTGATACGATTAGAATAAGCGGTTCATTTTCAATATGGGATATTAATAAAAAGTATCTGATGATAAATACAGGTAAGCCCATAAATTATAAACCCTCATATAGTGAAGATGGAAATTTACTTCCAGACAACGTCGATGTCACTGTGCTTGGAGGGTGTTCTTATCTTATTGATAAAGCGACAGAAGCGATATATGATTTAGGTGCAGGACTAAATGGAGAGAATGCTGTAACAGACAATAAGGGAAATATCTATGTCATGGCTAACATGGAAAACAATATGGACGGAGGAAGACTTTATAAAATTCATACACAAGATATTTCTAATTTAAAGTTAGAATTGTATGCAGATAATTCCCTTTCTTTTGTAGTCAACAATAAGGGAACTTGTTTCTATGGTTACAGATATATCCGTCCGTCGTATGGCACACAACAGTTTATAATTTCTAGCTTTATACCCCAAACAGAATATGGAAACGCTTTTGTATCTCACGACAATGAGGATTTATACCTCACTGCTGTTAGTGGAGAATACAATTCTTACAAACTTGTAATTAGTAAGTTAAATGAGAAACAAGAACTCCAAAGTCAAATTATGGTAGAGACGGAACTTCTTGACTATTGGGGAATACCACAGCCGAATGATATACAAGTAAAATGGAACGAACGCAGGGCTACAATGCTGATAAATGTTTATGGTCGCACTTATGAATATATACTTGCAACAAGGACATTGACTGAGATTCCTGTTAATCTAAACGGATTCTTCAATACAGATTATTCCACTTATTTGACAGCAAATGCTTTATATGCACGAAAATCTGTGGATAAATTGGATATTATAGCATTGGAGAAATACAGTATTAAGGAATTGGACTTGTCAAGCAAAGGCATTGATTTTCGTTCCATTTATACAATGGAGGGTTCGGATTTGCTATATTTTGCAGGTTTTCAATATAGCACAAGCCAATCTGTTATCGGAACGATTGATATAGACGGTAATGTGGAAATTACGGAATCAACGCCTAATCCTATTACCAACATCGTACAGATAAATTGAGATTGCATACAACAAAAAAGAAATTAATATCAAGGAGAATATGAAATTTAGAATTTTATTTTTTATTTGCATTATAATATCATCAGTTGATATAGCTAGTGCGCAGAATCTTGTGACTAAAAAAACTTATTGGGATTGGGGGAATTCCCGTTTATATGAATCTTTTACTGTAATTGCGGGTACTGGAACAAGACATGGTTCCTATAAGGAATACGACAGGAATGGAATGTTACTAATCTCCGCAAACTACAATCATGGAGCTTTACATGGATTATGTATCGAATATTTCGGAACACCCGAAAAATATATTTCTAAATCCACAAACTATCTAAATGGGAAAAAGAGCGGAATGGAAAAGAATTATAATTTGGGAAGTAGTGGACATTATCTTTTGGAAGAATGTATATATAAGGAAGATGAAATGATAGAGAAAACATCCTACTACACAGATGCCAAAAATAGAGGGCAAAAGAAAAGCCATGCAAAATTAGTAGGTGACAAACAATATAACACAAACTGGTTTCAAAACGGACAAACAGAATACAAAGGAATACTTCAAGTGACACCGGGAAACTATGGAAATATAACAACTCCAATTCAGTATACCAGATATAGCGAAACGGGCATATTAATTGAGAAACTGGATGATAATATCATTTCGTTTTATGCGGAAGATGGCAAAACTATCACACAAAAAGAGAACCTAAGCACAGATGTGATAGAATGTTATGATAATGGTGCTTTAACCAAATCTATAAAAGTTCTGAGAGAAGCAGGAAATGAATATTATGAGGTATCTTTATATAAAGATAACGAAGTATATTCTAAGAAGATAGTAGATCAAAATGGAAATGATGTGGAGCAATTAAGAAAAGAAAAGCTATTAGAACTTCAGTATGATTCCTTATATAACAAGCTGCAAGAAATTCTCCCTACAAAAGTTTCTATGAATATAAAAGAAATGGAGTTTGTTCGTCCTGACGTAGTATATTGTAGAAAAGGATTATATGAGAGTAGTGGAAAATCCTCGGCTTTAGAGACTGCGGTTAAAATGCATAAAAAAGAATTAGATGATGTTATTCGTCTACGCAATGAATATACGGAAAGAGGGATTAAAGAAAACGATGGGAAATATTATAAATCAATAAAATTGATAAGTGAATACATTGATAAAATCAGTCGAGACTTCATGCAGAAGTATGATACTTTATCTATGATGAAAAAAATAGTAGAACAGATTTCAGATGACTTACAATGCGTGGAATGTTCTTACACTTATTATAGAGGTCAACAAGGGTATAAAGATAATGCGCCCAAAATACACAAGAATGCTTACAATGCATATCTTGCAACAACTGAATACCTTACTTTAAGCTTGGAGGGTAAAAACTTGAGCGAGACGTTGGCTATACTCCAACAGTATGCAACTGTTAGTTCCAAAATGAGGAAATGGTATAGCAAGAAAATTACTCCTATTGAGAAATTATTAAAAAAAGCAGAGACTCCCGAAGCTCAATTGGATATTTTCTTGAATAATGATGTGGAATAAAAGTCATTTGTTTTTATGTAATGAGATATAAATCAATATATTACATACTAACCACGAATAAGAACCGCTATAATGTCAAGTTGTGGCGGTTTCTTTTTTTCGAGAGTTACGTCGTAAAATGACGTATATGTCTTAGTTACTTTGCTCACACTAAGACTAAATAAGAAAAAGAATATGAAAAAATTGGGTATATTCAAATATGAGTATGTAGGTGAGAGAGCCATACAATCTGGATTTCCAGAATTGGATAAAGTAACATTCGGGTGGAAGAATGGAGAATTGATTGTAATTGGAGCACGTCCGGCAATGGGAAAGACAGCGTTTGGAATATCTATGATACGAAATATCGCTATTCTTAATAGAATTCCAGTAGCTTTCTTCAGTCTTGAAATGTCAAGTTTACAATTTATGAACAGATTCCTATCAAATGTGAGTAGTGTGGAATTAAACCGGGCTGAATTGTACAGCAAGCAAGAACATCGTTTTTTAGATGATGCAGAAAAAAATATTGAGGATGCTCCTGTCTTTCTGGATGATACTCCTTCGTTATCTGTACATGAGCTTCGTACGAGAGCCTCTCGTCTTGTACGGGAACATCAGATTAAGTTAATCATTGTGGATTATCTTCAATTAATGAATGCCAGTGGACTGATTTTTGATAGCCACAAAGAAGAAATAGGTGTGATAACTCGTTCTCTTAAAGCACTTGCCAAAGAGTTGAATATCCCTATCATTGCTTTTTCGCAGTTAAATCGTTCTGTAGAAAACCGTGAAGGTATTGAGGGGAAACGTCCTCAATTAAGCGACCTCCGAGATTCAGGGAGTATTGAGCAAGATGCGGACATGATTTGTTTTATCCACCGTCCTGAATATTATAAAATATTCCAAGATGACAAGGGTAACGATTTACATGGTATGGCTGAAATTATTGTTGCCAAAAATCGTGATGGGAAAACGGGAGATGCTCGACTAAAATTCTTGGGTGCAATATCACGCTTTCAGAATATAGATGAAGAATCCAAGCTATAATCATTTCGCATGAAAGAGAGGCATTTTAAATTCAAGCTAATCAAAGGTGATGAAAGCATCATCCTAACGTTGAATTGCTCTGAGTTGTCAATTAATACAATTCACAAACTAACAGATAACCCCATAAAATTAGAGGCAGGCAAAGAATGTAAATTGTTATTTATTGGAAATATAGATTGTAGCTTAGAGCTTGAAGATATATATAACCTCGCAAGTTTTATACAGTCATTTGTGGGTAAAACTTTGGTGTGGGATATTATAAATGAATCTCCTAAATTAGATGAACCGAAAGATTTAAACGGGTATTTAATAGTTACATAGGGCTAAGAGGTTGTTAAAGTTGTGAATCCTCTTACTTTATGTAATATAACGTTTAAATTGTGTCTGACTTACACATTATCGCACAATTACAATATATTAAAAGTCTTGTAATGAAAGGTTTGGCGGCATGATCGTGCAATCGTGCCGATTGTGTACTTTACTATCTCGTTAAATTATAGAATAAATCCTTATATTCTTGCTCTATGATTTTAAACTCAACAAACTTGAAGTTTGGAGTAGATAGAATCTCTCCTTTGTAGTTTGATAGTTCTTCAGAGGTATAGTGTAAAAACTCATGATAGAGCATTACATTGTCTACGCTGTCAATTTGCTCTCGTTCCTGTTCGTTAGGAAGTTCGCCAAGAAACATGCCGTATACCATATTTTGTAACTTAGATTCTGCTTGTAAATATACTTCTAAATGCTTTTTGAGTGGTCTTGTGATGTCTGATAGATATGCCTCACTCGCATCATGTAGCAACAAAGCTAACGCAACTTTGTTGCTATATCCACGGGCAATAGCTTCTTTGCAACAAGCGATACAATGTTGTGCGACTGAATAAAATTCGGGGAAATGTCCGTTTGCCCTTGTCATTAGCGATAAAGCGTGTGCTATATCATCAATACGAATATCCTCTTCCTTTGGGTTGAGAGGCGAGAATTTAACTCCTGAATAAGTGGTAATATGGTCTGACATAATCAATGCTATATAAGTGTAATATTCTGTCTAACTAATATGCTGTTGATAATAAACAAGCCATTCATTTATCAATAGAAGAAGGGTATGGTTATTATCAGCAATATGTGTGCAAAGATACTATTTTAAGACTGAAACACCACAGTCAAGTTCCCCCGAATTACAGACTTGCAATAATAGAGTTGAGCATATTTTCGGCTTTCTGGTCATAATTTAGGCTAGACAAATGGTATTCAAGATCATCAAGCCCGTTTATTTTCTCAATTATAGATAGTAAGGTTCTCAAATCTTTGAAATCTATCTCCTTACGTTGAATATTGCTACAGTTGATATATCTATCAAATTTGGATGAAAACAAGTAAATCGGAGACATGACATTAATACCTCCTATAAAATGAGTAAATTGCTTGTTGTTGTAGTCACGGTCTATAAGTATATCAACATCTGCCTTTACATAGTTTGATTCTAAAGTAATCATGTAGTCGGAATCTTCCTCTATATCAAACCTGAAACTATCCCTGATATGCTCTATGAACTCACTTGTATTTTGCTGGTTGTCAAATAAAGTCCAAAAGTCGAAATCATTGTTAGACCTACTTCTCCAAAATGGAATAGAATGATAGTTACATAGCAAGTCTATTGCAGTTCCACCTATCAGATACAATCCATACTTTGAAGCTATTTTTGCAATATCAATATCGAATACTGTATATTGTTCAAAAATAGCTCTCTGCCTGTTCTCGTCTGATAGTCTAACCATTATCCGGCATTGTTCTCGTCTTTTCTCTTTCTGCCTCTTTTCTTCCGATTCAAGAGAAAATTTAGGTAGATGCTGGGCTTAAAGAATGCTATTTTCTTGGCTGGAATATCAATCGGTACAAAGGTAGCCGGATTCATCCCTTTTCTTGCTGACTTCTGCTTGACTGAAAATGAGCCGAAGCCGATAATGATAACTCTTCCGTTCCGCTTCATTTCTTCGGTAATGGTTTCAATGATTGCATCCAGTGCCTTTCTTGACTCTGTTTTGTTTAATCCTGTCTTTGCTGCTACTGCGTTAGTTAGTTCTTTCTTGTTCATACTGTTATTATATTAATGTGATTGATTTTCAGTTGATTTTCAAGGATTGTTCCGTCTGTAATGATATGACGAAGCGTCATAAGCTGATTAGAGAGGTTATGACGTTTATACTTTGCTTATGACGCTTTGTCATAGACTATATCGATGTGTAATCTTTCCTTGTTTGCAAATTATCTGGAAAAAGTGAGTAGAAAGTTAGATAGAATGACTATTTTTATTTTTTGTGGACTATAATTTGTTTGAAACCATAAATAAGACTAAATTTGCAATTACAACTATAATAGAGTTTATGTGGATTAAATTTCGCATAAAATGTACATGTATGTGTATTACAAAAATAGTTTGTAATACAGTCTATTAATAAAACGATTTTTGTATGAATGGAAATACTGAAAATAGAATATTATTGAGTGAAGATTCTCTAAAACATCTTGCACAAGATATCCCTATTGATATTATCGAGAAATTGTCAGTACTCAAAGATCAAATATATCACCGTTATGATGATTTTAATTCTATTGTACAAGGATTATTAGGGGGAGAGAATTATTTGAAATATAAAGATAACATTCTTAGTTTTGTTGAACAGGTTGAAACAGACGAAGATACTTTAGATTCAAATGATTTAGGAAAAGGTTCAATATACCCATATGATCCCTCGAAAGCAGATGTTGATATTAGAGAAGATCCTCAAACCATTTATGAATTAGTTGTTAGAAAATGGGATAGAGGCTTAATAAAAATGCCTGATTTTCAACGAAAATACATTTGGAAGGCAGAGCAACAATGCTTGTTTATAGAATCAATATTACTTAATTTTCCTTTACCTCCTTTATATATCAACAAAGATAAAGAAGGAAACTACATAGTTGTTGATGGAAGACAACGTATTACTACATTAAGAAGATTCCTTAAAGATGAATTTAAACTAGAAGGATTAAAAGCCATTCCTAGTGTGAATGGGAAACGATTTTCTGATTTAGTTGCACTTAATAGCGAATATCAGACTAAAATTGAAGACAAAAAATTGCTAGTTTATATTATTCAACCGTCAGTTCCATTAGAAATGGTATATGATATATTTAATAGAATAAACACAGGGGGAACGCAGTTAGAAAGACAAGAAATAAGAAATTGCATTTATATTGGTAAAGCGACAGATTTTTTGAAAAAGCTGTCATCAAAGTTAAGTTTTAAGATGGCTATTGATTATGGCATTTCAGATAGTAGAGCAAAAGACCAAGAAGCTGTTTTAAGATATTTGTCATTTAGAATTTTTGATTATATAATGGATTATAAAAATAGCATGAATGACTTTGTTGAAGATGCTATGAAAAATATGAATGAGAAATTTACGGATGAAGACTTTGAAAAATATGAATTGGAATTCGAGAAGGCTATGTATTATACTAGAGAGTTTTTCGGGGATAGAAATTTTAGGATTCCAACCACTGAGACTAGAGGTAGAATAAATATTGCAATCTTTGAAACTGTTGCTGGTTTTTTTGCTTCAAAAAGTAAGGAGTATCTTTTGAGAAATAAAGCTCAAATAAAAGCGAACTATACTTTGCTATTGAAAGATTCTCAATATTTTGATGCAGTGAGGTTTTCTACTGGAGATAAAAAGAGAGTTGCAACTCGCTTTGATTGTGTTTTTGATACACTTAGTAAAGAATGTATAAATGATTAAGTCTACTAGTCTAAAAAATTTCAAATGTTTTCAAAATGAAACCAGGTTTCATTTTAAAACAATAAACCTGTTAACAGGCGTTAATGGTAGAGGTAAGTCTTCTTTCTTGCAAAGTATTTTACTTATAAGTCAATCCATTGAAGATAAAAAAACTTTTTGTAAGGTAGTTTTTAATGGACAATTGGTAAACTTAGGCTCATTTCGAGATGTGCAAAATAAAAATACAGCAAATAGCAATCCTATTGAAATTTCGCATGAAACTTTGAATGGAGTACTTACTGTGATATTAGAACGAGATGAGATTGATGATACAATTGGACTTTTGTCAACTGATATTGATGGTGATATAACCACTGAATTTCAACATGTACATTATATTGCGGCCGATAGAGTTGGGCCGCAAGAATTTTATATTAAAACAACTTTGCCTCGTTTTGTCTCTGTTGGGACAAGAGGGGAATATTTAGGAAATATTTTATATCAAAAGAAAGCACAATTAGTCAACACATTACTTCAAGAAATTAATCTAAAAAGCTCAAACGAACTTGAGATTAAAACGGGAGAATGGTTATCGTATATTTTGAATACTGAAAATGTAAAAGTTTATATTGATAATCCTGAAAATTCAAGAATTATTACATTTTCATTTGGGATTGGAAACTCAAAGTTTAGGCCACATAATATAGGATTTGGTTATTCGTATGTATTGCCGATAGTAGTTGCTGGTTTAATAGCGCAACCAGGAGATATTATTATTGTTGAGAATCCAGAAGCTCATTTACATCCTAAGGCTCAATCTAATCTAATATATTTTTTATCAAAAGTCGCTATTGGTGGAGTGCAAATATTTATAGAATCACATAGTGAACATATATTGAACGCATTAAGAGTTCTTGTGAAAAAAGAAAATTTGACTTCAGAAATGGTATCTGTCTTTTTCTTTAATGAAAAGTCAAAAGATTTATATTCACCAATAGATATAAAAGAAAAAGGTGCTATAGATCTCTGGCCTAATGATTTTTTTGATCAAAATGAAATAGATTTAAAACAGTTAGTTGGTTTTTAATTATGCATATATTTGTTAATGACTGTTTGCTGCAGAATGATCTTTTACTTAGGCATTTGAATGATGAAAATTTACTTTTTACTTCATTAAAAGAAATGAGCCTTTTTTTTGATGTTATAAAAGAAAAAAGATTAGAGTTTAGTAATAAAGCTCCTCTCAAATTATATGTTTCATCTGAAATAATAGAAGTTTTTTTTAATTTGATTTCTCAAAAAGACTTAGAAAATCTTTTTAGGGCGCAACTTTCTAAGATTACCCCAATATATTGGAATGAAAATTCTATCCAGAAACGGGAATGTCAATACTATCTTTTTGATTCTACACTTTGTCCTCCTAAGTCTCTTTCTGTAAATAACACATCTTTAGCAGAAGCTTATGAATTTATGTATGTGCATAACGAAAGTGTTTTAGCTTTAAATTTTCCAAACTCAATATTGAGTACACAAGTTAGCTTATTAGTTATTGCTGTAAAAGTAAATTCGTCAGGTTCGAAGCACATAGCATGTGTAGACAACGATAATCTTTTAAAGGAATGGATTGAACAGAACTTAGATAAGAAACCATTTATTTATGACAAGAAATCTAAAGTTCCACCGACAGATATTCAAACGTGTTTACGAAGCAAGCTTAGATTTGAAGATACAGGTAAAACATATCAAGAAAGAAAGATTTATCGTGAACTAAGTACTGAAAATCAATGGTATGTGGATAATTTGCATTTTGGAGAAAAAGCCCATATTGAGGTTTTTGATAATAGAGGAAATTTTGTTGGAGAGGCTACTATTGATGGAGTGTTGATTGTAAAAGAAACAAATCCACACAGCAAAAGTGCTAGTCGAAAGAAAAAAGAGAAAAGAAAGTTAAAATCATAATTCTTGTGCATATCTGATTTTCTGTGTCTTATGATATAAATGCTAGAAAATGGAAAGAGCAGAAGGGGATTATGGTTCTTTGTTAAATTCCGTGCTATTCTCTGTAACTATTTTCAATCCGTAAAAATATGTTGTTTTTATCTGTAAAAGAACATTTTCTCTATAGATTGTTTTACTGATAATATGGGGTCTCAATCTGGGTCTCAATTCGGGGGTACATGGTGACACATGATGCTACCGCAATAACCAACTCTATTTTTTATCAAGTAAATTACGTGCGTCACGGTGTGTCGTACTGTGCTACGAGGTAATGAATTTAGTGACCGCCAGGAACCTCGAAGTGGTCAAAATGCCGGATACAGCAATGTGTCCGGCATTTGCTATTTATTGATATTCAGTTAATTAGCTACCTCTTCATTTGTGTGACAAACTGTGCAGGTGTAGACCGGAGATCAATTCTCACCTGCAAACGGAACCATTGTAGATCATGGTAACCATTAAAATATATCTAAGAACCTATGGGAGCGACCCGGATAATGGAGTCGTGTGGTTATCCTTTTATGTTAATCGTGAAAAGGTGAACTTTTCTACGAAAGTTTCAGTTGACATCAAAGACTGGAACGATAAGAAGAAATGTGTTGGGGCAGGAGACAAGTTGGCAAAAGATAAGAACTTGATTATAGAAACTATTCTAGCCAGAGTAAACAATGTTTTTGTAAAGTATCGCCTCCGTGACAGGAAACTTACCAGGGACTCTTTTCTTAAAGCATATCATCGCCCGACTGATTATAACACTTTCTTTGACTTTGTGACGGACTATCAGAAGAAGGAGTCTCTAAAACTTGAAGATTCTACCTACAAGACTAATTTATCAGTAATAAAGAAATTGAAGGAGTATAATCCTAACCTTTATTTTGATGATATAACAAGTGAGTGGCTTGACGAGTATTTCTTCCATTTAATGCATAAGCTGGAGAATAACCAAAATACAGCTAACAAGAATATGGCCACAATCAAGAAATATGTCTTGGCTGCTTTCAACGCAGGCTACATGGATGAAAATCCTTTCAAAAAATGGTCAATCAAGAAGGGGCTTCCTTCAGGAGAGTACTTGTATGAATATGAACTGCAGAAGTTGATGGAACTGTATACTTCCGGAGAGCTGGAATACAGATATCACAAAACTCTTGAGTTATTTTTATTCTTATGCTTCAGCTCATTGCATATAGGGGATGCAAAAGGGTTGGCTTTAGAACAGTTCTCAGAGACAACTTTCACTTATTTTCGTATGAAACTGAAGAAGAGGAAGCCAATGCCAATCCAGGTACCAATCTCAGATCCGCTTCGGCAGTTATTAAGAAACATTGTTGGTACTAGGAAGAAGGGACCTGTTTTTGAGAAGCTGTGTGCTGATCAGACGATGAACAGGTATTTGAAAGAGATAGCTGCTATTGCCGGGATAGAAAAGCATATAACACATAAAGTCGGCAGGCATACCTTTGCAACCATCTTTTTGCGTAAGACAAAGGATATCGCTTCTCTGAAGGAGATCCTTGGGCATTCGGATCTGAAGGAGACATTAGTATATGCTCATGTGTTGAATGAGAGTAAACAAGAAGGAGTACAGTGCTTCAACAGTTTTGCCTTTTAAATTGTACTTTCGTACGGAATGGAGTTATTTCATTGATCTCTAGATAATAGCAGGCGCACTATTTTTGTACAATTTGGTACGAAAATAGTGCGTCTGCACCATTTATGGGCGAATCAATACTGTCGGACAATATCCAAATTCCTGAGCTGCATCAAAACAGGGACACATTTTGATCCATTCGCTCGACTCTACAATCCCGTTATCATTCAGATCCGGAGATGTGTCTCGATGGCCGAGAACTTCAACAATGGGATATTCCTGTTTGAGTCTCATTACGAGATCACGCATGGATTGTTTTTGAGCATCGGTACGAGTATCGGCTGCTTGCCCAGTCATATCAAGACCTCCGATATAACAAATTCCAATGCTGTGTTTATTGTATGATAAACCGGATGATCCTTTTGTGTTGCAGTGTGCTCCCTCGATTTGGAGAGATCTACCTTCTTCAATGGTACCGTCTAAATCTACCACAAAATGATATCCGATTTGGCTGAATCCACGTGCACGATGCATACGATCGATGTCTTTTGCTTTAAAATCTTGCCCAGCTTTAGTGGCAGAACAATGAATGATAATTGAGTCGATGTTGTTCATTTGATTTTTTCTTTTAATTATTAATATTACCTTTGCACCAATTCTGTAAGGGAATATTTCCCTTAATGTTTGTTTTGTTTGTGTTTGTCAGCCGCTAACTCGTGATGAGCAGGCGGTTTTTCTTTTAATAGAAGTGCATCCAAGCAGATACTTTGCGATCCATGATTCATAAAATACCTTTTTCATAAGTTTTGTTTTTAGTGATTAATAATGTATTATTTATGTCCTGGTACTTTCTCCCAGACTGTCAGTAATAACATACCATACGCATCCATCGTAGCGACTAACTCCGATAAACTGTATTACTCCTCCTTTACCTGTTTCTATTTTTGTTACTAATTTTAGTCCGTAAACATCGACATTTAAAGGGTGATACATCCTTCCTATAATCTCGACGATAGGGGCTATTCTTGTTTTTACAGGATTATCATAGACGGTAAGGACCGTACCAATATACTTTTCATCAGTAGGTAAATTGAGAGTTAGACGAGTAGCTGTATCTTCCCCTTTTGCTTCGAGATTGAAATAGTCAGATACGGTATATTCTCCGGTAGCAGCATTTGGGATAGCTCCTTCTTTAAAAGTTTTAAATGGTATTTTCAAGAATCCGGAGAATGTTCCGCTTGTGGCATTAATTTCACCGTTTACTGTAACTTTTGCTTTCCCATTCTCTACCGATACAATGAATTTGTTGTCTATGTTTATACCGGTGGTCATAATGGCTTCAACTAAAAGTTGGCCGCTAATCTGGACTCGTTCTCCTTCGATCTTGATTCCTGATTCATCGGCATTGATAGCAGCAAGTATCGTGTTGGGATTACCGTCCTTGTCGGTACCCATAACCTCAACCTTCCACTCTTTTGCGTTTTGGGTGACCTGGGTACCGATTTCTTTAATGATATCTCCCTCGGCATCAGCAACGGCTTCCTCGAACTTGGTAGTCAACCTTTCAGCAGTCAAGTTAAGCTCAGATTTGCAGCTTTCTGTTGTCACGTCAATCTCACCTTTTGCTGATATCGTTTTCTTCTGAACATTCTCTTCGAAGGTTGCGGTCAAGTTCTTAGCGGTGAGTTCTACTTCTGATTTAGCGGCATTCTTAGATGTCGTGATAGCTCCGTCGGCTTCCTTTACCTTTTCCTCTGCATTCTTATTGAAAGTAGCTGTTAGTTCTTCCGCTGAAGCCTGAATGTCTGATTCAGCAGATTCTTTTTTATCAGTGATCGCTCCGGTCGCTTCTTCTGTTTTTTCTTCTACTGTTTTCTTGAATTGAAGATCAAGCTGTTCGGCAGTCATTTTTAGGGATGATTCTGCGGATTTCTTCGCTTCGGATATCGCTCCGGTTGCCTCTTCTGTTTTAGTATTTACGAGATTAGTGAATGCAAGTACAAAGTCCCTTGCAGTGAGCTGAAGTGTACCGGTTGCTTCTTCTGTTGCTGTAGTGATAGCACCCAGAGCATTCGTCGTTTCAGTCTCGACTTTATGGGTAAAGTCAGCAGACAACTTTTCGTAATTGACATTAAATTCAGAAGAAAGTTCTTCGATTTTGGTCACATGTTCACCTGCGGTGGTAGCTGATCCGGCAGCAGAGCTAGCAGAATCAGAAGCTTCCTTCGCGTACTTGATGACTTCTTGCCATTTGCCGGTGATCCCATCCTCCCTGATTTCGAAGTCGCCGCGTATCTGAATCTCACGACCGTTCAACTCGTCTTCGATTGTCTTGTCATTGTGCAGGATGAATGTACCACGAATGATCACTCCATCGGCGATCAAACCAAACCATCTCTTAACGCTTCCTACAGCTTCCTTTGCCCAGGCAGGAATCAGACCGATATCTGCATGGCCAAGCGTACATCTTACATGTTCCGGATCGGAATAAGCCGCCCAGCTGTCGATACCGTCATAAAAATACTGGCAGTTTGTCCTTGATGAAATACGGATGAATGATTGACGTTCTGCATCAACTATGTTTCCTACTCTTGCAATGATCATGTGCTGGTAAGGGATACTGTCACCTTCAGCTTCAAGGAGAATAGACTGATCGCTGCCCGGATCAGAGATGGCGGTAAACTGTTGAACGGAGTAAATTGTGCCGGTGTTGCCGGGATTATGATAATACCCTATCAACAGGTCACTGTCGGCAAGCGGGTTATTGTCCGCTTCTCTCAAATCCGGATAGACAGTGAATGTCCCGTCTCCGTTATCGAAGTAAGATGCGATCTTGATACTGCTTGTGACTATTTCTTCATCCTCTGTTACCCGGATGCGGTTGTATACAAATTCATTTGTGATAAACTTCTCACGTACAAAGACAGATTTAAACTCAGCATTGCCGAGCTTGTCAATCAACCAGCCTGATACGCCTGATACGAATGTACTTACCCATTCATCTACTTCTTCACCGGCAGCGTTCAGTATCTTCTTACCTGTTGCTTTAGCGGAGGAGATAAATCCCCAAATACCGGTATTGATTAGTCCTGCCATTATTCTATTCCTCCCATTATTCGTATAAGCATTGCCACCTGCTTTTCTAGTTTATGGTAGTCAGCTACGGTGATTCTCTTTTTTTGTTCGACATCAGTTTTTGGTTCATCCTCTATGGTTTCTGTTTCTTCAATATCAGTTACCTCATCCTCTAGCGGTGTATCTTCGTCGATAAGAACGGTCTCTTGGTCAGCAGGATCATCTATCTCTTCATAGTGTTCAGGGAGTTCCAAAAGCGGTTCTTCTAGTTTCTCACCTGACAAGTAGTAGGTGTATCCGAGATAGATTTCATTCCCGAACAGCTGGCTGTCGGAAATTCTGCGGAATACTTTGCCTTCTTCCGCAGTGATATGGTTATTATTTAATTCGTCTATTTTCATATTATACCTCTTCATTAGGGAAATCGATTGCAAATTGACTCATAGGCTTGATGCTGTCGGCTAATTCAGTCCAATTAGTTGCTGTTTTATATGCTTCTACAGAATCATTGGGAACGTATATTTGGAACCTTACAGAGATATAAGACGAAGCGAATGTTCTTGCGCCAATAATTGGGGGAGTCTCTACTGTCGAAATGAAATATTTCATTTGACGACAATAGGCAAATGAATAATTTCCTAAATTCGGAACTGTAGCTGGAAGTATCACATGTTTCAATTCATCACAGGTGTAACAGAAATGCTCCATCTTTGTTACAGGGCAATTATCAAGCAAACCGGCAGGTAAAACCTTTATTTTTGAATATTGAAAACATCCTCTAAAGTCAAACGCTTTCTTATTATTAATAAATAGATTTGCTGGGACCGATTCCAATAAAGAACGTGAGAAACAACCTTCTGGATTACTCCAACTATCGGCTCCTCCAAAATAATATGCATTCGTACAATAGTAGAATAATCGTTCGGGAACGGAAGTGATTTTTGTATTAGCGAAACATAAGTTGAAATCAGAGGCGCCTACATTGTATCTAAATAAATCATCAGGAATTGAAGATATTAATGTTCCCTCAAAAGCTGATTTGAATGTGCTGGCATTCGTGCAATGGTCAAATAAGCCTACAGGAATTGATGAGATTAGGGTATTCCTAAATATACCTGAAAGACTTGTCGCAGCTACGCAATTGTCAAGCAACCCTTGCGGAATAGATGTTAAACTTGTATTATTGAAACAATAGGAAAAAGACTGTCTCTCTGTATCGTTTTTCAACACAAGTCCTACATACTTCAACATTGAGAAACCTGAGAAATTCAAGTTATTTACATTACTATTTCCGAGATCCCAATATGCAACAAGAGATAAACTTCTTTTTGTAATCGCATAGGTCACATCACTACAGTTTTTGATTTCTACCTGATGGAAATCTGAGTTATCATACGTGTGATCATAAGTCAGCTTCCCTGGCCCGACTGCATGATCTTCTGTTCCGTCTCCCCATGATATGATATAATCAGTGGCGTCTGAGGTGACATAGAGAGAAATGTTCTCTCCAGTAACAAGCATCTGAATATTTCCATTCTCTATCGGTTTGAAAGATTCAATATCAAGCCTCATGGCAGCGTTGACTGTAATGGCGGTTAAACTAACAGTAACGTTATCTGTTACGCTGAAATATCCATTTTTAGATACGGTGTATTCATGAGTTTTTTTGCTACCTATTACCAATGTCGTTTCTCCGGAGGCATCAGTAATCCCTGTTTTCCCATCACATTGAATAGTAGCTCCGGATAGAAGTACAGTGCCGTCTTTTACTATGAACTTTACTTCGACCGTGTTTGGTTCTACATATACAGTTAAGGATGTTGCAGACGTCCCAACAGTTATATTACCTGTCTTTTCATAATATGTGTCATGGGTAACAGAATATTCATAGGTTCCTTTTCCCAATGATAAAGTGCATTCACCGTACTGGTTAGTCGTTCCTGTCACTCCATTACATTTTACGGTAGCACCTTCAATGAGCGATGAATTGTATTCTACGATAAACTTAACATCCACGACGCCATATACATACACAGTGTTTGTAGTATCAGATGTTATGGAACCATATGAGAAGGTATTGCTTGCATATCCGTATGCAGACACGGTTCCGGATATAGCCGCACCTCCACGCGGTAAAGTAACATATCCGTCAGCATCAGAAATGTATGATCGGTCTCCAATTGTGACAGTAGCACCTTGGACATATACCGATTGGTTATAAACTCCTACACGAATCTTTCGTAATGGAATATATGTCACAGTATAACTCTGAGAACGTGTACCTGCTACAAGGTATGAACCCTTAAAATCTTCGTGATTTTCACATTTGAACGTAAAATCAATCGTTATGTTGTCTTCAGAAGTTACCTTGTAGGTATATTCGTTTACTTTCTCAACTTCGTAGGCGCATTCGAAGGCTGAATTAGCAAGAGACTTACGCTGAGAAGAACTGAAGGTGAAAGTCGTCACAGGAGCAGGTTTCAATTGACCATATGTGATAGCTAATTCGGGAAATGCTGCCTTCAGTTTGTTGATTTGAGAATCGGTAGCTACAGAGACATAACATTTACCGGTGATGATCGCCTTGTCTACATTGTTGCCGTTTTCGTCCAGTCCTTTCAAACTGATTAGTTTTATGATAGGATCAAGGGTAGATAATGTCCAGTCTACACCGATCAAGCGTACACGCTCTAACTTCATAGTATCAAGCGCAAAACATCTGTCAATTATGGATAAGACATTAGCCTTGTTGGTGTTCTCCCATCTGATTGTCGAAAGATTCCGTACCCCATCAAGGATTAATCCCGCATCAGTCAGTTCCGTTTGATTTCGGACCGTTAAATTTGTAATGGTATCCGGCAGGTGAAGCAACGTCAAGTTACCGCCTTCAGGCAATACTACAGCGGATGTTCCGGTTCCTTCCGCCCATATCTCGCGAATGTTGGAACATAATGCAAGGTCTATTGCTTGTTTCAGGTTCGGACAGTTACGGATATCCAACTTGCGGAGCAGGTTGTTTGCACCAACTGAGAGCACTTCCATATTCGTGTTTCGATAGCCTTCCGCTCCGGATCCGATAATCAGCTCCACCAGTTTGGTCATCTTCGATACGTCAACCGAACCGGGATACAAAGAGGATATATCCCCCAGGCTGCTGATCTGACCGGCGCCAAAAATGATCGTTTCAGTATCGTTGAACTGAATGGCAGGAGCTTTAATATGTACCGGTACATTTTTCTGTGACCGAATGCCGGCTGTATATGATCCGTACTGGACGTTGACATACTGCCCGGCATACGACGTGATGGTCATATCCGCATTAGGTTCTACTCCTTCCCACTCTGAAGGGGTGTACAGACGCAGAGTTGCGAAGTCATTCTTATAGTCTCCGGCAATGTATTTAGAGTCCATGTATTTGAATCGGTTGTACAGCCACCAGCGACGGTGCATCTTGCGGCTTCCCTGGGCAGCATACAGGTATGATCCATTCCCTTCATCGAGTAATGGACGGACATACTTGTACCAGCTGTCCTCATTGTATACTGCTTCACACCAGGCATCTCCCTGTTCGGTATCGAAGAAGCGGATACATTCTTCATAAGTGAGCAGCTTCTTTGACCGCATTTCAGCGTACATGGCTGCGATCTCTTTAGAATATGCCTGCTCGATGTTGTTCCAGAGAGTTGACTCTGCACCGTTCCATACATCCTTGTTACCGATCTGATCGTGGTACTCAACCGTATAGTCAAATGCTGCTACGCCCTCGTTGTTCAGTCCGCACACAGTATCATTATCATAGAAGATGCAGATCCAGTGAATTCCGTCGAAGGTAGTCAGGAACATATTCTTAGCACGCTGGTCGACCATCGCAAAGAGTTCCGTTATCGTGTAGTACGATAACATGAAATTCATGTCCAGGTACTGATCAGCTTCGGCCCGGAACTTCGTCGGGTTATCCTTTACGGAGACAAGCCAGTCAGTCAGGCGCTTTAGATTCGTGTAGTCTTCGTTTTCGTCCGGATAACGAGCTTCGAAGTCTTTCAGCCATTCTATATTACCTTCCGAGTCGACGGTGATATAGTCCGAACGTTTGAAGAGTACACGGTCGGAAGTATTGTTCAGGATCTCCCAACTTTCACAGCCGGCCTTGAATCCGAATGTTTCATTCGTTGACTTATCGTTATTGAAGTTGTATTTGCCCAATGATGTTCTCTCATCATCTTCTGATGTTTGATGCCACATCACCGACGGGCGACCGTTGACTGTCGTCCGGACGCGGGGATCTGCCTTCTGTGCTTCAGTAAGGAATCCCATGCCACGAAGAATATAGTCGATCAAACGGGCCATACCGGTATTGTGTACACCGCTAGATTCGGCGAAGTCCGCTTTGAAGCAGAATACGTTTACAGGTATTTCTTCTTCGAAGATGGCAACTTTATCGGCATGTTCACCGGTAGCGGTCATGGTGAATCCCTGCTTGCATTTTGTCTTGAAGTTCTTTCGAGGATACCACTGTGATGAAGTTCCCTGTACGTCGATCTCTACTCCGGTTGCTACCCAGCTGCGTTCAGGATATTCCCTGTCCTCATAGACAAGGGTGACAGTCTTCTTGTCTCCTTTGAAAGTCGGAAGCTCACCGACGATGGTGAATGAGATATTCTGATTCGCCAGCTTCTCATAGCTGAGATTCCCATAGTCGTCATAAATGCTGTTCCGGGCATATAGCTTGCGCTTCAGTTCAAGATTGTCCATATCGGCAATGTAATTGTCGAGAAGCTGATAGCGGTTTAAGGCATTGTCATAGACACGGATATTAAAGATATCTGCGGTACAGTCACTGCTGCCGATCGAGATCCCGGCCGGATTGGGCTGAGTAAAGTTGTCTTGTTCCGGATACTGGATCAGTCCGCAGATCTCACCGTTGATGTAGACGAAGATCAGCCGGTTCTCCGCTTTCTTTTCGATCACGAAGGAAATCCGGACACGTTCATCCTCTTTGAATTGTGTTTCGATAGAGGTCTGTTCTGATCTGAATATAGCTTTCTGTGCAGTCACTTCAAGTCCGATGCCGGCATTCATGCAGCTGAGGATGACTGAATCATAGTCGGTAACGTCTCTGGTTTCAAATTCGAATTCGATTGTTTTGCCGGTAGAACGGAAGTCGTTGGCAAAGGAGTTGTAGGGGATGGTTACACGTGCATCGCCATTAACGCGAAGAGCTACGAATCCGTCAACTGTCTTGATCCATCCGTTCGTTGCGTAGTTGAATGCGGTAAGTACAGCGAAGATCTCTCCGTAGTTCCAGATGTTTTTCCCTTCTTCGTTGTTGCTGCGGTTTACGGAAGTGAGGAAGAGAACGAGATCCGCTTCCTCCGGACGAACATCGATCTCTGATTCCGTAACCGTCAGGTTGAATGTTTTGGTCACAGATCCGCATGCTATTTTCAGTTCCAGTTCTCCGGGAGTTTCTGCCCGGTAACTCCATGTTTGTCGCGTGCGGTCGATCGTTTGATCACTAATTTCGATTCCATTAGCTGACAGGGTGATATCACTTGTCGTTGTAGCAGGATTATAAACGATGTAGGGAATCAGGAGTGTGCTGAATTGTTCGACTTCGGCAGTCCTGAAGGATGACGCAATAACCGGTGTGTTGTTTCCGGATACAATGCTGATAATATCATAGCGTAGACGATCGCTTTCTACTTCGGTATCGTTGATCGTTGCCGTCGCATAAACGTCGAGCGTATGTGCACCATGCGCCTGTGCCGGGATTGAATATGTCTGCTGACGATTAGATACAGATGTGGTGTAGGTACCCGTTTCTTTACCATCAACGACAAAGTGAATGGTTTTCTCTACGGCACCAAGCGGGGTATATGGGAATGAGATCGCTCCCACATAGGCTTTTGAATCATCGAATGTAGACGTTACGGCAATGCTTACCGCGTTGATCTTGAATGTCAGCTTGCGGGTAGCTCCGTAACTGTCGGTAACTTGTACAACGAGGACGTTATCACCGAGTATCAGGTATTTGCCTATATTGAATGAGACTTCGCCTTGATTGATTGTTTCGGAGGCTACCTGCTTATTGTTCAAAGTATAGGTTGCGATACCTTCGCCCGTTTCCTCTCCGGACAAGGTAGATGAGTATGTGTATTTTATCAGTGTCTCCTTACCATGAACGGCCGTTGCATTTGACGGAGTGACAAAGGCAAGCGTGAGCTTTGTTCCTCCGCCACCTGCGGCTGCTTTCACGGGATAGAATACACCTGCTCGTTTCTGCATCATGTAGTTGCCGTCCGGAACTAGATCGAATGATTCATCTGTGTTGTCCATCTCACCTAGTGAGGTAGAACCGAATCCGCTGTTTTTAGGAACTTCTGTTAATCCTATTGCCATAACATTACTATTTTCGGGATTTTCTTTTTCTGATTCAGTAACTCCATAATCGGTGTCGGCCATCACGACGACACCACCGGACAGCCGGGTCATTTTACCGACATTTAGCCCACCTTCGATGTCGCAGCCCTCTTTGGAAGTAAAGCCTTTCTTGAAAGTATCTTTGATGTCTTTACGTGCATAACGATCATCACCGAATGATTGAGATGCGACAGGCTCAAGTTTGCAGTGTACGCGCTTGTCTGCCAATGGAAGTGATTCGTCAAGAACAAGGATATAAACATTTGTTTTCCCATTCTCTTTTACAGTAATCATTTGTCCGTCATAAGGGGCATAAGCTACAGTGTCGATATTTTGCGCATATCGAGTTGCTTTTTCTAAAGAGTTCCAGGTCGATGTAGAGTCGATAGGGAGACTCCTGGTGCGCTTGTATTGAAGATAGAAACTAGCTCCTGCGATGACAAGGCTAGAACGTGGTGATACGTTTTTTATTTCAGATAGATATTCTACAATTTCAACTTGGTCTTCCATACTCAGACTGTTTTAAAAGTGAATGTATCCGGATCGTTAGGCATTGTAGCTTCTGCAATCCACATTTTATATTCAATAGCTTTACTACCGTTGGCCCCTTCTACCATAATTTTAATCGGACCTTCAGTTCCATTTTCGATGAAGTTGCCAGGATAACTGGTTAGGGTAAGCTCGGTGAGCATGTCTGCAGGGATACATACTGCAAACATAGACCATGTACCAATCGGAAATTTATAGGTACCGGGACCGGTATACAGTCCGTTTGAACTGAGTGCCCGTACTGCATCTGATGTTTGAGGCACAGTATTGCATACACCGGCAAACCATTTACGTCGAACGTTCACACTGATCTTATTATTTAATGTAATTTGCGGTAATACTCCATCAGGGCTAGCGTCGTAGACGACGGTTGCAGCGTAAGTCTCCTCCATTGTATAGTAGCCTGTCAATTGCCTTATTGCCTTCTGTTCCCCATTAACTTCTGCAGAAAACTCTAGTTTATTCTCTTCGATATAATCATAAAAGGCTTTACTCATGGGGCCGTTACCGTGTCTGTTGGCTGTGTAGGTTAGCTGTCCTTTGGCTGTCCCAAACTCAACGTCGTTGGACGTTGAAAGTTTACCTGTTAAAGATGCAGACTCTACACTGGTGAGCATCGTCCTGAAGATACTTTCGTATGTTGTTCCTTCCTTGAGTATGTCCCCAGGGTTTATATTCCCTGTCTTGGGCGAGGTGACGCGAATATCTTTGGACAAGCTTCCACCGGCTTTAGCCAGTGTCTTGTACCTTTCGTTCAAAAAGTCCAAGACACCGGCTAGTTGCTGGTTGGTTACACTGCCTTTGGTGATGGCCTTGTCTATGTGATCAATCAGAGAGTCTACAATATCTTGTGTTGTACTCATCCTTAATTGAATTGTTTACTGAAAACATCTGTATGAATTCTCGGATTATTGAAATCATTGCTATTTAATTCCTGAGTAAAATGTTTCTCCGAATCGCAGAATCTAAGTGTAATGGGTAGACTTTGAGGCGTATTCATATTCTTTGCTATTGCTAAACTATCAGCAGAAGCATTGACTTTGATTCCTCTGTTTCCGTATCCTATAAGATAGATCTCATCACTAGAGAGCATATCAAGAATAAACATCAGTTCCTTTTCTGTCTTGAAACCAGTCTGTACATGCAGATTGTCTACAGTGTTTACTCTCTCCCTGCTTTCAGTATAGTCATTTACTTCTTCATCATATTTCCCATACACTTCATCTTCTCCTTTGTCTTGATCTAGAGTGGGCTTCCCGGTAACTTCTATGCATTCATACGCTCCATAACTGTTTAAAAATTCGATATAGTATCGTTCCTTCTCTATGTTAGCAGGAGAAATGACGATGGTGACTGCCTTGCCTTCTACTGTGATGATTTCAAATTGACTGGCAAGCATATTATTCTTGCTGAAAAAATATTTTCTTAAGGCTTCAAGGTTAAGAGCATAACAGGCCCCGACTGTCAGACCCGAAATAACAGTAGAAATACCTTCTGCTACTTTAACCGTAAAAGTCGTTACTGGAGCAATGAATAATAATGGCCGTATTTCTGTTTCGCGGATAGACAGGACCCTTTGTTCTGTCCGTGTAGACATAAAGAAGTTACCGGCAGCATTCAATAGCTTCATAGTAAAAATGTTGCTGCCTGTCTGATTCAGATGCCTCATAGCTCTTTTGCTGATCCCACCGAGTAATACTTTATGTTGCAAGGTTTGTCGGTCACCTGTCTGATTATTGACTTCGATTGTGTATTCTTTGAGATTGCTCGATGTTGATAGGATGATATCGGTTTCTTCACCCGTATAGTGGGTTGGAGATAAAATAGCTGATAAGATCTCATCGATAAAAACAAAGAAATTTCCAGTTTCTCCGGATCCTTCGAAAATGACATTACTTTGATTTCGGATAACGTAATTGACAGGGGATGAAGAAGTGATTTCCAACTTTACCGGATTCCCTGATAAAGCCATCGTGCGGGGTGAAATTGCTGCTGTTAAACTCATAATTCAAACTGTGTTCTTACAATGTTCTCTGAGGTCACTACTACAAAATTCAGGTCGGCCAGGAGAGAAGTTCGTTCAATGCAGGGAGATGACATCAATGAATAAAAGTCTTCCATTGTTTTGTCTCCATTGCCTGGTAGAGACTGAAACTTCAGAAATACTCCGGAGACATTCTTTATTTCAGGAGCTGATTGTATTGTTTCCTTTTTTTCCATATGCAAATGTGTTTGTTTTTAATTGCTGTATAAAGGACAAGATTACATAGTGACTGCTTTGATCCCGGCTTCATATTGAAGTCTGATTGAATCTATCGAATCAGTATTTGCACCTTCAGGATTATCCACATAAAACGAGAACCAGTACTGTAATTCAGCGTCATAAGTATCCAGTATTTCCTTTTTTCCTAGTACTTCTTCTTTAGTTGGAGGCAGATACGAACTGAAATCATCTCCGGAAGGTTGGGTTAGTATCTTTCTGTCTAAGACATTAAATCCTCTGAGATCATATCTTTTTTCAAGTTGACTCTTTACTTGTGCTGCAGTTGCGGCGAAGGCATTATCTGCGTAGGAGACAATTACCCATTTAGTCGTTTGGGGTATCATTTTTACAATACCTTGTTCTTGCTCAAGATCAAATGGTTTTAAAAGTTTTGTGGTACGAAGGTTCACTTCTGCAGGTTTGTTCACTTGATAGGGTACTGTGTGCTTGGCACTCTCAATCATCAGTTTCTGACCAGACAATAAGATTGGCCGGCTGGTATCTATCTGAGTTAGTGCTATCCGATCAAGATTGATTTTACTTTTTAGAGTATGGTTTGCATGTCTTAAGATGGCATCCCATTCTTTAAAGAATTGATTGAAAGCTCCGTCCTCTCCACGAAAGACCAGTGAATATTTGAAAGTGTTCCCGTCGTTATCACGGAAATAATTACCTGCAGGGGTGCGGCAGAGTGAACTACCATAGTAATATCCTAAAGGAACATTCTTTTCATCAGTAGCCATTCCCATCGCAAAACAGAAGCAAAGCGGAGTATCTGTTTTTTGTTCATTGACTTTAGCTCCCCGGAGTGTTGTATTGAGATTCACTGTTCCGGCCATGTATTGCGGAACTAGTAAATTGTTACAGAACGTCATTGGTAGGCATTCATCTGAACTGGATATTTCTTCGTATTCAACGTTGGCCGTTTTCTTATCCCAAGCAAAGAAGTCACTGGATAAGAGAGAAACGTTTTGGGAAGCTATGTTACGCTTGTAGAATCGTCCGGTAGATGCCTGATAACAAATATATGTGTTATCGGGAACATACTCAGGAGGTGTGTTCTCTACTTCTGTGATGATTCCTTTATATTTATCAAGGAATTCTTCGAAAGATTCCGCATCCGTATAAGCTTCGTCAAATGAAGTGCTGGCAGATAATCTTATTTGCTTGGGCTGTTCGTAATTGGGTACAGGATCTGCAGCTTTCAGTTGTGACCAGTCTGCAAATGGGGAGCTGGAGAACGTGTCTTTCAGTAATTTGATTCTTGCTGTTCTATTATCCCCATTCACGAAGATCCTGGCACCAGTTCGACAGAATATTGCTTCTAGAAAATCGTTAATCGTGCAGTCCGGCATTAGGTCTTTATAGTTTATTTGACCTGCGACTGTGGCATCTGCTACATTATTAAGTACTACCATTTTTTTGAGCTGGTAGTCTCTCTCGAATGGATTCTCTATGAGTTCAAAACCATATGCTGAAAATATTAATTGTAGGATTTTTGAAACACGGATAAAAGGAGAAATACCATATCCTGCGGGTAACTTGACATCTGCGACACTGCCTGATATAACCATTTTCTCTGTACGTGCATTTTTCTTCAGCTCATACGCATTACCTATTTTTTGAATCGGATTTATGAATTCCGGGTAAGCGACATCGTCTGCTGAGTCATTCTTTACTTGTATGGGGAAAACATAATAGTCGGCTGGAAGATTATATTTCATAACATTATTAAGATGTTCTGTTAAAGCAGTAATGCCACCTGATGGTTTATATATGGGTAATCCGGGTAACTTTTTTAATGATATATTGTTCCAGGCTTCATACATTAGGCTTTCGTCAAATCCGATGTTGCTGACAATCCCTGATTCTACCGATGCTGATGTTATATTCTGCTTGCCTATGCGACGGTATATTCCATCTGCAATAACAGCCTGGACGTCTTTAGCCGGTGCATTAGCTATATCTAAGCGATTGATATGATCAACTATGGAAAGGTTATGCTTCGTTCCCGGTAACGTAGCAGCTATGGTCTGACTCCCTTTATCTGTATAAATAGGGGAGGTGATTTCAACTTCCATTTCGAAGTCTGTAGGAGTATCGTATATCCCTTTAGGTGTTTTGATGATTAGTGCCATATTATTGATCTCCTCTTGTGAAAGGTTTTTCCGATTTTAGTTTGATCTCTTCCGCATCATTGATATCGGATAAGAGAACGTAGTTTTTCGAAGGCTTGCCTAGTTTGTCCATCACTTGATCCATCTTATCCATTACTTTCTCTAGTTTGGCCTCAAGGTTGTTATTGGGACTTGGCGGAGTGGGTGAGTCTGTAGAGTGGCTGATGGAGTCGTAATTTCCTTCTGCATATTGTGGCACCCTTCCGGATCTTGCATCATTGATTGCTTGAAGTACTACAGGATAGTTGATATGTTTTTGGAGCCGGGACAGATCTTCAGAATTGATAATTAACTCTGATCCGTTTTCTGATATAAGTGAAGTACGTTTGACGATGCCTGTAGGGGCTTCCCCTATATAGGGGATATCGTGATAGCTGCGTCCGTCTTCAGCTCCGATTACGTCATACTTCCCGGCTGCTCTTTGGTTTATTTTATATTCAGCCTGGGGAGTACTTTCTGTGGAGGAACTTCCACTATCTCTTCTTTTTCC